GGTTTCAAATCCGCGCTATTTTTCTAGAGATTAGTTTTTTTCAGCTTAAGTGATAATAAAAAAGCCAAAAATCTAGGCAAAAACTATGAAAAGACCAAAAAATTCGCCTAATCCTCCCAGGTTTGATCAAAAAACTGCCCAAGAAATTAGACAAAAAATTCTTACAGACCAAATTAGCTATCGGGCTTTAGCTAAAGGGTATAATTGTTCCATTTCGACTATCCATTTGATTTATTGGAAAAAAGGGGCTTACGAATGCCTAAAATAAACGTCAAAACCGTTTCTCAATATACTGGAGTGCCTGAACAAACCCTTTATCGATGGTTTTCTCAAGAAATCATCCCAGATTCCGAGGATTTAGCTGAAGTGACAAAAGCGGTGGTCGCTCGTTACAAGGAGTTGGCCGTAGGCAAAAAAGATAAAACCAAAGATCCTTTGACTGACGAAAAAATTCGACTAACTAAAGCGCAAGCCGATAAGATTGAAGTAGAAAACCAGCTAATAGCAGGAGAATTGTTAAAAGCGGAGGATATTGAAAGTGAATGGACAAATTACGTCTTGTCTTGTCGCTCTCGTTTGCTTTCAATTCCAAGCAAATTGGCTCTTGAACTTTCTCAAATCACAGATCCAAATATTGTTCAAAAAAGGCTAAAAACAGAGGTAAATCAAGCTTTGGACGAATTAAGTGAAATTTCTCAAAGCATCATCGTTAATCCAGAAAATCTCGCCAAGGTGGAAGCCACCCCCGACGCTGTTAATAAGTGAGTGGGCCGACAACTTTCGCCGTCTTTCCCCTGAAGCATCAGCAGAAGTTGGCCAGTGGCGAACTTCGCGAGTTCCTTATTTGAAAGAAATCCTGGATACAATTACTACCAGTGAAAAAGTGGTGTTTGTGGCATCATCTCAGGTAGCCAAAACAGAAGCTTTGCTTAATACCATCGGCTACTACGCCCACTTAGACCCCTGCCCGATCATGGTGTTACAGCCAACCATTGAAATGGCTGAAACCATCAGTAAAGACAGAATCGCCCCAATGCTCCGAGATACCCCAGTCTTGATGGGGTTGGTGGCTCAAAAACGATCAAAAGATTCTGACAACACGATTTTGCATAAGAGCTTTTCAGGAGGGGCTTTAACTCTATCCGGTGCTAATTCCCCCGCGTCTTTGGCCTCGCGTCCCATTCGTGTGTTGTTAGTTGACGAATGCGATCGCTTTCCCCAAAGTGCGGGGCGTGAAGGTGATCCGATCAAGTTAGCCACCAAAAGGACTACTACCTATTGGAACCGTCGGATCGTGATTGTTTCTACCCCTACCCTCAAAGGGTCTAGTCGGATTGAGTACGAGTACGGCTTAAGCGACAAGCGTAAATATTTTGTTCCTTGTCCCCATTGTGGGGAATTTCAAACATTAATTTGGCCCCAATTCAAATGGTCGGAAATTAGCTTAGATGGTAACAAGCATTGTCAAGAGGCTTGGTATGAGTGTATCAATTGTGAAGGAAAGATTACCGAGGGACAGAAAAATGACTTATTACTAGGGGGTCAGTGGAGGGCTACGGCTAAGGGAAAAACCCCAGGATTTCATGTCTGGCAAGCTTACAGCCCCTGGTCTAGCTTTAAAGGGATTGTGCAAGAATTTCTAGATTGTAAAGGCGATCGGGAAATGCTTAAAACTTTTATCAACACTGTCCTGGGTGAGTCCTTTGACGATCTTGGTGGTGAGGGTTTATCCTGGCGATCTTTATTGGCCCGATGTGAACCTTTCAGTCCTTTATCGGTTCCGGCGGGGGGATTGATTTTAACGGCGGGGGTTGATGTGCAGAAAGATCGCCTTGCCGTTTCCGTTTGGGCCTGGGGAAAAGCTGAGGAAAGTTGGCTGATTTATCATTCCGAGCTTTTTGGTGATCCGATCAATGGTCAGGATCAGTGCTGGCAAAATTTAGATGCTGTGTTGACTGCTAATTATTCCCACCAAAGCGGCTCGGAAATGGTGATCAGTGCCGCTTGTATTGATACGGGCTATCAAAACCAGGTGGTGTACAATTACGTCAGAACCCGTGCTAAGGTTTACGCCGTTAAGGGTCAAAGCCAAGCAAATAAGCCCATTCTTGGCCGTCCTTCTTATCAGGAGGTTAACTACAAAGGCAAGGTGATTAAACAAGGGGTCAAGTTGTGGCCGGTAGGTAGTGACACAATAAAATCCTTGATCTATCAGCGACTAAGGATCATTGAAGCTGGTGCTGGTTTCTTCCATTTCCCCATAGGTATAGATCAGGAATATTTTGAACAACTGACGGCCGAAAAAGTTGTGACCAAATTTACTAGGGGGTTTGCCCGTAGGGAATGGGTCAAAGTGCGATCGCGTAATGAGAGCTTAGACTGTTTAGTCTATGCTTATGCGGCTGCGCATATTGCTGGCATTACTCGCGCTAATTGGGACAAATTAGCCAAGAGTTTAGATGTGCCTGAAGTATCGGAACCCCCTAGTACAAATTCAGAAAAAGTGTCAAAACCCCCTAGTAAAAATACAAGCTCTTGGATCAATGGGGTCAAGAAAGGTAAATGGTGAAAACCAAAAGTATTGTTGTTGTGACTCGTCAAGTATTACGGTGAAGCTCCTGATTCTCAGGGGGTTTACATTTCTTAACACAGTATTATGGCTGTGACTCGTTTTGTGTTACAAGTGCCTAAACCCCCTAGTAAAAATCAGTTAGCCTATTAGGTTGAAAAATCTGTGATTACCAATGGTGGTAGTGGGCTTTTTGCCTTGGGCCCATGTGGGGGCAGAAATCGAACTAGCGTGATAATGATCGGATTCCTTGGTGGGGTCATCGATATCGCCGTTTAAGACGCTTGCTGCAATTCTTAAACATTCTTTGAACATTGAGTCAATTTCGGTCAAATTAACCATTTTTGCGCGGTTTGGGTCTGTAGGGTTCCAGCAGCTAAATTGCCATTTTTGCAAACAAACCCCTTTGACCGAACTAGGCCAATTGTAGGCGGGGGATTTTAGGGCGCGATTTTTGATCACCCAGGCAACCGCTACCCGTCCTTCGTAATCTTCGCCCCTGGCTTCTCCCCATAAAGTGCGGGCCATCGTATCCACATCATCTTCAGAATGAGAAAATCTCCCCTGAGTATTTTTTGTGTATTCCCAGTCCCCTGGCCACAAGAAAAGCTGTAAGTAATCATGGCCATTCTCACCTTTGACGATTTCCCCTTCTAATTCCTGATTTTTTGGCACAACAACAAATTCACTCATTTTCAAGCTTGATGAGTCTTCCGGTTTCGTTTTCAACTTGGTTGAATTTTTAGCTCTAATTTTCATGGCCTAACGTGAAACTAATTAGTACAATAAAATTGTAACCTTCAGGGCAAAAAATGATAATAATTCCTAATTTTAGCCAAGGGGATTCTGTAACCTGGGAAACGACTTTGTTGGAGTTGTATAGTGATGGCTTTACTTTAAGTTGGGCTATTAGGGGAGAATCTTTGTTAACTGTTGAAGCCACTCAAACCACAACCCCTAGTACAAGTTTTAGCACTTCCATCACTTCGACTCAATCAGCCAACCTCGTCCCAGGATTGTATAGATGGGTGGCAGCAGTCAGCAAGGAGGATCAAAGGATCACCCTTGCCAATGGTCAGCTTAGGGTAGGAGTTGACTTGTTCACCACTGTTGATCCAATTGATGGTAGAACTAGCACAGAGAAAATGCTTGATCAGGTAAACGCCGCTATTAGTGAAATCATTAATAATGGGGCGGTTGCTAGTTACAAAATCAAAGAAAGGGAATTTACCAAACAAGATTTAGGGGAATTAATCGTTTGGCGCGATAAGCTCAGAATTGAGGTGAAAAGAGAACAATCATTAACCAAGATTCAGCAAGGATTACCGGATACTAGAATTATTCATGCAAGGTTCAATAGGTTTTGATGGGCAGAAAAAGCAAGAAAAAACGCAAAAACACCAGGGCTTATGACGGCGCCCGTTTGAACGAATTAACTTCTGATTGGAGTAGTTTTACATCTTCGGCTGATAGTGAAATTGTTCAAGGATTAAGATCTTTGAGAAATCGTAGCCGTGATCTGTGTCGGAACAACGATTACATTTCAGGGGCCATCGATTTCATTGTTGATAATGTGGTGGGTCATGGTTCAAAGTTTCAATCTCAAGTGAAGCGGCGACGGGGGAACGAGCTTGATGAGAAAATCAATGATCAGATCGAATCAGCCTGGGTTAATTGGGGTGAGGCAAGAATTTGTCACACTGGGGGTAAGCTTTGCTTTGCTGAAATTGAGAAGTTAATTTTAAGAGAGTTGATCGAGTCGGGGGAAGTGCTGATCAGGCTAGTTAAACAGCCTTTTGGGGGTGGCAAAATTCCTTTAGCGTTAGAGATTATTGAATCGGATCAGCTGTATGATAATGATTTTTCTGGTAGTTTTGGTCAAAACCAGATCCGCATGGGAGTGGAATTGGATCAGTGGATGCGCCCCGTTGCTTACCATTTTTCTGAGAATCACCCAGGAGACTATCAATTTACTAGGGGTTCACAGGGAAACCGCACTAAGAGAATTTTGGCATCAGAAATCATTCATTTATTTGTCACCAAGCGGGCTAACCAAACGCGGGGCGTGCCTTTTCTTCATGCCAGCCTGATCCGCACCCGTCACCTGAGTAAGTACGAAGAAGCTGAGTTAGTTAAGGCCAGAATGCAAGCTTTGATCAGTGCCTTTATTCAATCTCCCGAACCTGATGTGATGGGAACTGAAGATGACGAAACGGGCCGGCGGTTTCAGTCTTGGGAACCTGGGGACATTGTGCCATTGGCCCCTGGTGAACAGTTTGTCGGTTTCAATCCTACCGCCCCTAATCCCAATTATGACCCCTTTACCCGCGTTCAAAATAGGGGGATTAGTTCGGGGTTGGGATTGAGCTACGAAAGTTATACCAACGATTTCACCAACACTTCTTATAGTTCGGCTCGCACTTCAAGGCTTAAAGAACAGGATAGGTTTAAAAATTTTCAACATTATTTGTTAAGGCATTTTAATCAAATTTTGTTCCCTCAGTGGTTAGATTTGGCTGTACTAGGGGGTGAGTTGGTTTTACCCAATTACTATCAAGATCCTTCTCGTTACTGTCAACCCCGCTTTTTCTTAAGGGGATGGCATAGTATTGACCCGTACAAAGAAGCACAAGCCAACTTGCTAGAGGTTAAAGCGGGTTTTAATACCGTTACGGGGATATTAGCCGAAAATGGGCGGGATTTAGAAGAAATCCTTAAACAACGCCGTCGGGAATTAGATTTATTTGACCAATATGACCTATCTTTTGAAACTACACCCCCTCCCATACCAGAACAGCCAAAACTTGTTCTAACAGATGAGGAAATAAAGCAACAAAATCAAATTGAGTTGCTTAAAAGAGCTTTAACAAAATTTAACAAAATTTAGGCTTAGTAGTTGCGTTTTCATTGCGTTCGAGTTTAGGGTAAAAAGTAGAATTCTCATTTGTCCTCTATGAAAACGGCGATTGATCCTACCCAATTTGTTACCAGGGATGTCACTCTAGAAAATCTTGCAATGCAAGAAGATTTTCTAGAGTTTTCGTTTTCCTCAGAAAGAGCCATTGAAAAATGGGGATACAAAGAAGTCCTTAGCCACGAAAAAGACTCCATTAACTTAGAGCGTTTGCCTGGCATGAATTTCTTGTGGAATCACAACTGGGATGAGGTATTAGGAAAAGTCATCGACATTTGTCTTAAGGATAAAAGACTTTTTGCTAAGGTAAAATGGTCAAAAAAGGATTGTGTTGAGGATTACAAAAAAGACGTTTCTGATGGAATTCTAACTAATGTTAGCTTTACTTATACCATCGATGAATGGACAGAAACAGACAATCAAATCACAGCAACCAAATGGACAATCTTTGAAATTAGTTTGTGTTCAGTACCAGCCGATCCATCTGTAGGCATAGGAAGAACAATTAACACAATGACAACAACAGCAACCCTAGAACAGACTAGAACTGACGAAATTGCCAGGATTCGCACAATTCAAGGCATGGCTAAGCAGCACGGTTTCCCTGAATTGTCGGACGAATTAATTGAAAGTGGGGCATCAATTCAAGAAGCACAATCACGGTATTTAGCCAAGATTTCTGACCCTAAAACATCAGTTGCTAGACCCGTAAACCCCTTAGATTTGTCTTACAAAGAACAACGTTCCTATTCTATTTTGAAGGCAATTCAAGCCACTTTATCGGGGGATTGGAAAAATGCCGGTTTTGAAAGAGAATGTTCTTTAGAATTAGCCAAGCGTTCAGGAAAGCAGTTGAGCGGTACGGGCTTTTTCCTGCCAGTCCGTGACTTAAAGGTTGAAGGATTACAGAGCCGCGCTGATTATGAGGTAGGCAGTAATGCGACGGGGGGCTACACAGTGCCAACTGCTGTTTCAGCAGAAAATTTCATCGATTTTCTCAGAAACAAAGCCATGATCATGCGACTTGGGGGGACTTTGTTAAGTAATTTGCAAGGCAATGTTGACATTCCTACCCAAGACAGTGCAACTACTACTTTCTGGGTGGCAGAATCAGGCGCGGTGACTCAAGCTGAGGCAACTTTTGGACAACGGGGGTTGAGACCAAAAACCATCGGAACTGTATCGAATATCAGCCGTTTGACTTTGCTTCAGTCTTCCATTGATGTCGAGCAATTTGTAAGGCGTGATTTTGCTGCTCAAATTGCCTTGGGGATTGATTTAGCTGCCATTGCAGGGACAGGAGCATCAAACCAACCAAGGGGGATTTTAAACACTTCTGGCATAGGTTCGGTGGCTCTGGGAACCAACGGCGCGGCCCCCACCTGGGATCATATTGTTGCCCTAGAAACAGAAGTCAGCATTGACAATGCTGATCTAAATACTTGTAGCTACTTGACTAATGCGAAAGGGAGAGGAAAATTAAAGAGAACTGAGAAATTTTCAGGAACAAATGGTTCTCCAATCTGGGAAGTTGACGGCTTGATGTCCATGATCAATGGCTATGGTGCTTACGCTTCTAATCAAGTCCCTAGTAATTTGACGAAAGGGACTGGTACTAATTTGAGTGCCATTTTATTTGGGGATTTTAGCAGCGTATTCTTAGGAGAATGGGGGGTTTTAGAAATTTTAGTCAATCCTTATTCTGATGCGGTTTATCCCTCTGGTAGCGTTCAGATTAGGGCTTTACAAACCGTTGATATTGCCTTGCGTTATCCCCAATCTTTCGCCGTAATTACCGATGCTATTACTACCTAAAAAACATGGCTAGATTTAAAGTAAGAAAAGGGTTCTGTGTTTATTTGAAAGGGGATTTGATGGAACAACCTTACCCAGAAGGTCAAGAAATTGAGTTGAATGATCAACAATTTGATCAAGTGAAGCATCAAGTTGAACCAGTGGTTAAATCCAGAGCTAAAGAGGTGAGCAGTGAAGCTTAAAGTTAAACCAGGTTGCGTAATTCACCATCAAGGACAGGAATACAAAGGAGGTGACGAACTAGAACTAGAGGATCGCTATGCCTTAATGCACGGACCTAACGTCGAATCAACAGAGAACAACTCACGGGGCGGAACTATTTCCGCCCCCGTGTCCTCCCGTAAGTTGTCCGACACTACATCTAATGTTGAAGAAGCTGATGTCAACCCAAAATTCACGCTAGATATAGAAGATCAAGCCGATTGACATCCTCCCGCGCCCTCCGCTAAGAGCTTAAGGGCGGGGATTCCCAAACCTCACGATTTAGGTTTCTGTTTCTTCCCTTTTGGGGATTTCGCACTAGCCTTAACAGATTTATTCTGTTCTGGTCTTACAGTCGCTCCACAGACTGACACTGCGAGTCCCGCAGCCAAAATGTTTTTACTCGCATTAACATCTCGATCATGGTCAAAACCACAACTAGGGCAAGTCCAATCTCGAATATCAAGAGGCATTTTATCGACAATATGTCCACAATTACTACAACGTTTAGAACTAGGAAACCATTGGTCAATCTTGACCAAATTGCGCCCATACCAACGGCATTTGTAGTCCAATTGTCGAACCAACTCACTCCATCCACTATCAGAGATAGCCAATGCAAGTTTGTGGTTTTTAACCATATTCTTAACAGCCAACGACTCAACGGCAATCGTTTGATTTTCGCGTACCAAATTAGTCGTCAGTTTGTGCAAGAAATCTTTACGAGAATCAGAGATCTTAAGGTGAATTTTAGCCACCTTAACCCTTGCCTTTTCTCTATTTTTAGATCCTTTCTGTTTACGAGAAAGATTCTTTTGTGCCTTTGCCAATCGCTTACGATGTTTCTTGAATTGCTTGGGATTAGCCACTTTGTCACCATTACTTGTAGCGATCAAACTGGTAATGCCCAAGTCAATTCCAATGACATTATCTGTAACGGGCAAAGGTTTAATTGTAAGATCGTCAAATCTGATAGAAATATGCCATCGTCCAGAGGGATGCAGTCGAACAGTAACACTACTGGGGTCACACCCTTTTGGAATCTGTCTAGACCATCGAATATCAAGAGGGTCAGCACTTTTAGCAAGATAGATTTTTCCATCTTTGAACTTAAATGCCGACTTGGTGAACTCAGCACTGCCGCCATTT